ATCTAGATTTTCATCTGCTTATTACAAACTCGAATGAAAAATACTCACCTCGAACATTTAGAAGATAATATCTTGAACGGTGGTTCTCAGGGTGGAAAAGAGGCTGTTGCTTTTCTTCGCTCTCTTGGAAACATGTTAGATCAAGGTGCAGCAGATGCTCGTATAACCGTCAAATGGGATGGAGCGCCTGCAATAATTTGTGGTGTCAATCCAGAAAACGGAAGATTTTTTGTTGGTACAAAGTCTGTATTTAATAAAGTGAGTCCAAAGATATCATATTCTGAAGAGGATGTTGATGGTATGTATCCGCCTGGGCAACTTGCAGAAAAACTGAAAGACGCATACAAATACTTATCTACACTTTCAATACCAAATGTTGTACAAGGAGATTTATTATTTACTGACGATAAGTATGAAGCTAATATTGGCGGAGATACTTGTATTGCATTTCAACCAAATACAATTGTATATGCGGTTCCAAAAGATAGTGATATTGGCCAGAAGATAGATCAAGCAAAATTTGGTATTGTATTTCACACTCAATATAGTGGAAGAACTTTAGATGCAATGACTGCCAGTTTTGGTGATATTAATATTCAAGGAAATGCAAATGTATTCGTGACATCATCTGATTTTAAAAATGCATCAGGTGAGGCAAACATGACTCCCGCTGAGAAAACAACATACACAAATCTTGTCAATAAAACTGAAGGATCTTTAAGACAGGCATCTCGTTTCTTAGATTTAATGAAGGGAAACGATATGAATAAATTTACCTTGAATATTATGTTTAAGACTTTCTTTAATGCATATGTTCGTCAGGGTCGTAATTTAATTGGTGCTCGTAATACTGCAAGAGATTTTGCACAATATTTTTCAAATGCACTAGACAAGGAGATTTCAACCAAAAAGATGAAAACCACGAAAGATAAATACTTAGAACTGAAGAATAAAGGTCTTAAATTTATTTCTGATAATCAACAGTCAATATACATGACTGTTGCATCCTACATGAATTTGCAGGCTGCGAAAAGTTTTATGATTCGTAAGTTGCAAAAGGTGAATACATTTGGCACGTTTCTTAGAACTCCAGATGGTTATCGTGTGACAGCACCTGAAGGATTTGTTGCAATTCGTTCAGGTAGAGCTCTTAAACTTGTAGATCGTTTAGAGTTCAGTCGTGCAAACTTTACAGCAGATAAGAATTGGGAGAAAGGTAATCCCATGCCCGCACCAAAAATATGAAGAGTTTTACAAAATTTATATACGAAGCAGTATCTTCTCAAACAGTTGCGAATCCTAATCCAAAGGATCCCAATGACGCTGATATGACGGTGGCGTTTGGTCGTTTTAATCCACCTACGACTGGACATGAAAGACTTATGAATAAAGTTAAACAGGTTGCTGGTAAGGGTAATTATGAAATCTATCCATCAAGATCAAATGATCCAAAGAAAAATCCTTTAGATCCTGATACAAAAATTGGATATATGCAACAGATGTTTCCACAACATGCGAAACATATTATGAATAATCCAAACACAAAGACAATCTTTGATGCTTTAAAAGGTGCGAATGAGAGAGGTGCGAAATCTGTTAATATTGTTGTTGGTCAAGATCGTCAAAAAGAATTTGAGAATTTAGCAAACAAATATAATAATAAACTTTATAAGTTTGATCGTATCAATGTAATATCTGCTGGAGATCGTGATCCAGATGGTGATGGTATTAGTGCGATGTCTGCATCTAAATTAAGAAAGGCTGCTTCAGATGATGATTTTGATACATTTAGAACTGGCATACCACAAAGTTTGAAAGATGATAAAGCAAAAGAGTTATATGCTGCGATACAAAAGGGAATGAATATTAAAAGACAACAAAATGAAACGTGGGAGATTGCTCCTAAATTTGATTGGAGAGGTCTTCGTGAAAATTATATGAATGGAAATATATTTCGTGTTGGATCTATCGTAGAGAATGATAATACTGGTTTAATCGGTAAGATTATTCGCACAGGTGCAAATCATATCATTGCAGTAACCGAAGATAATATAATGTTTAAATCTTGGATTAAAGATATCACTGAAAAATTTACAGAAATTTCTGGTGTGCCTGCAAATCAGAGAGAGGTTGGAACTGATGCTCTAAGACAATATACTCAGAAACTTACACACAACCCCATCATCATTAATTTTATAAATAAATCTAGAAAGAATCGTGCAAAGGGTAATGCTTAGTCAAAAATTACAGGATGACTTGATGAGTGCGTATCAAAAAGTCTATGAAGAAAAGAGAGGTCATGCGGCTGGGTCTTCTGATGTAGAGAAACAGGCATCACAATTGGCTTCTGACGTTAGATATAAATCAAAAGGAAAACTCAAGCCTGGCGCTTCAGATGAGGAAAAGAAGAAAGTATTCATGCAAATACTTCAGGCATCACCAGCACCATCTGCTGTGAAAGCAATGGCGAAATCAAAACTTTTAGGTGAAGAGGTCGTACAAGAAATGAGATTTAATGATGGTAAAGAAGGAACAGAGAAAAGAAAAGAAGCTCTTAGAAAGAAAAGAGGATTAACGAAAGATCAGATGGATAAACATCCACAATTTAAAACAGAGGAATTTAAAAAAACTGGTATGGCTAAGGGCTCAGGTAAGGCTGGTGGAGCAATGCAAAAGTTTTTAGATGCAAGGGCAAAAAAATTACAAAAGGAATATGATGCACAATCTGATGCTGCTAAAAACAATCCCGCTTTTCAATCTAATAAATTAAATCCTAAACCTGTGTATAATTCACATGAGCCACAAGGAGAAGTGGTCAATGAGACGATGAGAAATAAACTCACAGGATTACCTGTATTAAAACCAGAAGCTAAAAAGGCAAAAGAAAAACCAATGACACCCGAACAAAGAAGACAGATACCAGAGGGAATGGATCCTGTAGGACAGGAAGATGGTGACATCAACAATGATGGTAAGAAAGATGGAACAGATAAGTATCTTGCAAACAGACGTAAGGCAATTGGTAAAGCAATTGCGAAGAAACGTGGTCGTGTGAAGGAAGGTTTCTCTGCGTGGAGGATTGATTTAGATTTTCAAGAACAAGTAAAAAAGTAAAAGGGGGACTGGTTTCTCCCAAGTCCCCGAATTGCATAGTCATGCCTGACAAGGAAGGGGCTGATGATGAGAAAAAATCAACAAAGTCTGTTGTCAATAAGAAACAGAAACAGATGATGGGTGAAGAGGGGTATGATATTGCCAGAGATATGGGAAAAGTAAAACCATCCAAAGATAAGAAAGATGGAACTTCATATCCACCAAGTGCAGAAATGAAAAAGACACAGAAGGTAAACAAAGGCCCCTCTGCATTTGAACGTGTGAAAGCCAAGTATGGCAAGTCTGTTATGGATGTAGGTAAAAAAAAAGTTAAAGAAGAACTTGACTTAACGAATGAGGGGAAAGTAGAGGACGAAAAGAAAAAAGCAGACGCAAAATTTAAGAAAGATTTTGAAAAACCTTTATCAAGAGGTACAGTAACTCAAAAAGCACTACCCTTATACAAGGCTGGTGGGCCGTTTATTCCTGATAAAACTGTAGATAAAAAAACAGGAGAAAAGGTTAAACCAATGGAGACGAAGCCTTATATGGGGAAGGCGACAGTTCCAGTCACACCTAAAAAAGAACCAATACCAGCTGATACTGGTGCTGGAGATCCAAAGGAAGTTGAGAAGACTAAGAAGAAGTTTTCAGATTTCTCTAAAAAACTTCAGAGTCTTAGAAAAGATATTGATACAGAAAAAAAGGTTGAAGCCGATACTGATAAATTTTTTAAAGACGTAGAAAAAAGAAAACAATCAGGTTTTGAAAATTTAAGAAGAGCAGTACAAACAGGAACAACAAAATCTGGTGAAGATGCAGCAAAAATTGACAGAGAAGGAACAAGAGATTACTCAACAATGAACCCATCAGAGAGACAAAGGGCATTCGGTTCTAGTGGTTCCACAGAGGGTGGTGCTGGTGTAGAGGGCCCTAAAAATCAATCTGGACTTGTACCTTTTAAACAAACACCTGCTGCGAAAAAAACTGGTGAACAGGCTGCAAAAGAAACTCAAGGTGCAACTTCTGGACTGGATAAAGCAGCATCTGATTTTGCAAGTAGAAAGAGAGGTGAGTCTGGTGCGATTCCTTATAAGGAATTAGTGAAACAAGCAAATAATGTTAGAGACACGGAAGTAGTTGACTCAACACCTTTTGATAATCAAAAAATAGAACCTATAGAACCTGAAAAACCTAAAAAACAAAAAGCTCCCATAACACGAGGAAGGGCTAGAAAGGATAAGGGTTTTCAATCACCTCCTCCAGTAAAGGGTAAAAGTTTAGTATCAAAGTCAGTAGATTTTGCAAAGAAAAATCCCGCTACTACTTTCTTAACTTTTGATGCAATAAGAAAATATTTACCATCAAGATCACCATTTGGTGTTGTAGGTGGTAGAGCTGGAACTCGATCTGCTGCGAGATAAGTTACCTATATAATAAGAGTGTATTTTACAGAAAAATGTTGTCATTTCTATTACCTTTCGCATCGAAGATTGTTTTTGATGCAGTGAAAAAAATTCCTGATGATTCAGATTTAGGAGAAAAACTTATTGAGATTTGCCTTGTAGTGTT